TAAAGCTATGGACGAATATGGTGGTAGGCTAAAAAGAGCTTACACCTATAAAGCTATGAACCGTTTGATACAAGGCTCAGCTGCAGATATGACAAAGCAAGCTATGCTTGATCTACATGAGGAAGGTTTACTAGCACACACTCAAGTACACGATGAACTTAATATATCGGTAACTGATAAAAAAGAATGTGAAAAGGTTGTGGACATAATGAGAGACTGTGTAGAACTTAAAGTACCTAATAAAGTTGACGCAGAGATTGGTCCAAGCTGGGGTAACGTTGTGGATTACAGAGAATATTTTAAATGATAAAAGGTTTTACTTGTGGTTGTTTTGATTTACTGCATGCTGGTCATATAGTTATGTTGAAAGAAACAAAACAACACTGCGACTATTTAATTGTTGGACTACAAACAGATCCATCAATCGATAGACAAGAAAAGAATCAACCAGTTCAATCAGTTTACGAAAGGTTTGTTCAATTAAACGCAGTTGAATATGTTGATGAGATAATACCTTACGACACAGAACAAAGTTTGATAGATCTACTAGAGTCCACTCCTATAGATATCAGGTTTGTGGGTGAAGATTACAAAGATAAATCTTTTACGGGAGATTACTTACCCATCGACACCATATACACAAACAGAAAACATTCATTTAGTACAAGTAGTTTGAGGAGAAAAGTTTCAAATGAAGAGAGCTGAGCTAAAAGATATATACTTTAATATCTACATGACCTATACAAACAGTTATACAACGCTTGAAGATATAGGATATAAATACGATATATCAAAACAACGAGTGTGGCAAATAATACGTTACTGTAAACTTGGTGGTGGTAATTATTACAAAGGATTAGAAGCCTACAATAAAGCACACAAAGAAATCAAAGATAATTTAAAAGATGAAGGTTCTAAGGTAATCAACAAAGCCATGCGTGAATGGTTAGAATCAAACGGAGTGAGGTTAATCAAAACTAAAAATGGGTAAAATAAATTCAAGAAATAAAGGTGCATCTTTTGAGCGTGAAGTGGCTAAACTTATCAATGCTTTCTTTGATGAAATTAATTATGACTATAAAGTCAAACGTAATTTAGAACAGTATCAAGAAAAAGACTTGGGTGATTTAAACATACCTAATCACACTATTGAATGTAAACGATATGCTTCTGGTAATTGGTACAAAGAAGATTGGTGGTCACAAGTTTGTGAGTCTTGCGGAGATACGATTCCTGTTCTGATATGGAAATATAATCATCAACCTATACGAGTTTGTGTTCCTCTTTGGGCTATGGGGCAAGACTGGGGTAAAGATAATTCAGTTACAGTAGTCCTTACATTTGATCACTGGTTAAATTATGAACTTGCCTATAATCTTTAAGATTATGCTTTTATCCTTAACGCTTTACTATAAAGTAGTAGCTATGTTTAGTAATTATACGAAAACATTTTTAGAAAGGAGAAAAATATGGCACACGCTGTAGAAACGATGGCTTATGCTGGGGAGACCCCTTGGCATGGGCTCGGTGTACAGGTTGAAGATAACCTTACACCACAAGAGATGCTTGTAGCTGCTGGACTTGATTGGACAGTTAGTAAAAGGCATTTATTTACCCACGCTGACCCAGATGTAAACGCTAGTGATGATATCATCGGTGTAGAAAATTACTCTGTGTTAGTCCGTGATAGTGATAACAAGACCTTTGGTCCATGTGGTCCAAGGTTTGTCCCTAGCCAGAACGCAGAGGCTTTTGAGTTTTTCAAAAAGTTTACTGACGCTGGGCACATGAAAATGGAAACTGCTGGCTCACTGAAAGGTGGAGAGCAGGTTTGGGGATTAGCTAATGTCAGTAAAGACTTTACGCTTCCTGGTGATGACCGTGTACTAGGTTACTTATTAGTAAGTGTATCTCATAAGTGGGGTAAGTCTAATGAGATTAGGTTTACACCTATCAGGGTTGTGTGTAACAACACATTAACTTTTGCTTTGTCTGACAAACGCACTGCTGGTTTTAAGATGCCTCACGTTAAGGCTCTTGACTCTCAGGTGTTTGCCTCTGCAGAGCAGGCTTTAGGTCTGGCTGCTGATAAAATGACTGAGTTTAAAGAGTCAGCTGAGTTTTTAAGCTCTAAGAAGTTTAAGAAAGATTCAGTGGTCAATTACATTGCTGACCTGTTTCAACCTGAGTTACTCGTAGCTCAAGAAGAAATAGAGAAAATGAGTAATGTCAAGGCTATCGCTACTCGTCAATCTATGGTTGATGAGTTTAAACGCATACCAGCTATGGTACACCAAGCGATTGAGGAACAGCCAGGAGCTGACCTTAAATCATCTAAAGGTACGTGGTGGGGTGCTATGAATGCAGTGACCTTTGTGGTCGATCATAAGTGGGGTCACGACCGTGACGCTTCTTTACATAATGCTTGGTTTGGCGGTCGTGCTTCGTTGAAGCAGAAAGCTATGAATAAAGCTATTGAGTACGCTAACGCTGCATAATTGTATACGGAACGGTGTTTTATAGCACCGTTCCTTTACACTATCTTAATCATACCTAAACTAAAGCTATGAAACTAACTGAATTAAAAGACGTGAAGGTTATCGCCTTTGTGAACAATACACCTGATGGTCCAGATTATAAAAGAGCTGTTATCACAACAGTTGGAGAGGTACATAAAATAAAAGGTGGCTCACCTTTGTTATACGACCCTGATAGATTTAATGCTCGTACGTGGATCAACTCTGAAAGATACTACAAAGTGTGGAACATGCACAGTAAAAAGAAGCTGGGTAAAGTACCCAATATAAAAATAGAAGAAAGAGAAAAATATACAGAAAAATTATGGAAACTTATAGAACCTATAGCTGTCAAACCAGCAGAAAAAGATATGACTGGGGCTGTAGTAGAAACACCTGAGAAAGAACCTAAAGTAAAAAAGAAGACACCTGTAAAAACAAACTCGGTAGTAAATGAGAACAGTATTATTCAAGCTACAGGTAAACAAGCTAAGTCTGAGAAAAACGCAGCACGTCATAAACTGTATAAGAAAGTTAAGGTCAAAACAATATTAAGCAAGAATGGTTTAAAACTTGCTGATATAAAGTATGATATTAAGTCTGGATACGCTGAGGTAGTGGGCTAAATGCAGCCCCTTGGAGCGTTGATAATAATAACCTATAGGTAGGTATACCCTAGCTAAAAACAATTAAATGGAGCCTTAATGCAGCCCCCTCCGTACCTAATCAAAAACTTTTTACTTACTATCAAAGCTGAGTGGATGCTTGATAAAACTACGCTTGAATTAACTAAAGACTCTATGAAGAGTTTAAAAGAGTTTCAGCTAAGTGATGGTCAAGGTGATGTAGAAAACGTCTTACAAGATTACGTCACTAAACACGGTCACGATATTTATTCTGTGCCTTTGTTTACTCAAGAGTTCTGTGACACCATGTTAGATGAAATAGAAAATATGAAACAACATCTGGCTTTTGAACCTAACACAGATGAAGATGAACTGAGGCAGATACCAGAAATAGTCCTGCACGAAAAAGCACCAGAACTATTTAACTCGATGCTTGGCGTAGTTTTCAATGTCATGAACCCTATCTTCATGTCGATATGGCAACGTTACTGTAATGCTGCCGCAACTATACAGATTGCGAACTATAACGTAAAAGACAAAAAGCAAGGTGCGTGGCACCATGACCAGACTGCTGATATTAGTATGGTTGTACCGTTAAACACTGGAGATTATAAAGGCGGAGGAACTGAGTTTCATGGTCGTACTACTGTAGAACCGTTACCCAGTGGTCACGCTTTATTCTTTCCTAGTTTTACACACATGCACCGTGGCTTACCAGTCGAGGAAGACGGTGACCGTTATTTACTTGTGTTTTGGTTGTACGGTGGAAGTAATGAATAATCCTTTACACTGAGTTAAAAGTAAAGTAGAGTTTAATTTTAAATAAATAAAAGGTGATGAATGTTTGACAAAGATTATAGAAAAGTTATATGGCAAGACATAGAACTTATAAATAAATTTGCAGAAAAGAATGGATACAACCGTCAAGTTGATATAGATAAACTTAAAGTAGATCTAAAAAACGCAATAGAATCAATGGGTTACGAAGATTTTGAATCAATAGTTTTTGTAGCCAGTGCACTTTTATTACATCAACATAAAAGTGGAGAAGAGTGTGAACCACACATGAGAATCAGTATATTTCTACCAGACCTTGGCTCAGCTATAATTGACTGTGACCTTGACATCTGGAGATCATTAGAAACTATCGACAAAGATTTAATACCAAGTATACACTAATATATGAAAATATCCTCGTTTGAAAAAGGTGAGCCTATACCTGAAATCATGCCTCGTAATAATAAGTACAACTTACATCTTATGGAAGTAGGTCAACACTTTACCGTAGAAGACTACTGGGATTCTGACGCAGTACAAAAGCTCAGGGTTGCTATATCTAATTACGGTAGAAGAAATAATAAAAAGTTTGTCACTCGTAAAATAGAAGACGAGGGTGATTATAAACTGCGTGTGTGGAGGGAGTTTTGAGTAAGAAGCTAACCCCTAAACAAGAAAAGTTTGCACAAAACGTCGCAAAAGGTATGAAGAAAAAAGACGCTGCAAAAGATGCTGGCTACAGTGAGAAAAATGCAGCACGTGCTGGTACTATGTTAACCAGTGATGCTAACCCCATAGTCAAAGACCGCATACATGAACTGCAAACAAAAGCAGCAGATAAAGCTGAACTCACGCTGGGTAACCATTTAGTAGACCTCAAGGAGATACGTGATGGGGCTATGCGTAATGGTGCGTGGTCTGCTGCAGTAACTGCTGAAGTGGCAAGAGGTAAAGCAGCAGGTCTTTATGTAAACCGCAGTGAGCTTACTGTGAACAGAGTTGATAGCATGTCAAAAGAAGAGGTGCTTGAGCGTATGCAACAACTCTACTACGAAACAGGTGGCATCCTACCTCAAGGCAAGGTTATAGAAGGTGAGTACGAAGAACACTGACCGTTGCCTATCTTCCTAAACTTATACTCTACTTTCCTTTACTTCTAACCTATGCTTTAAGGGTTAAGTAATTAACTATGTGTGGCTAGGTGCTCGACCTAGGAAACGTAAAGATAAAACGAGCGAGCTCTTTACCCTAGTCACACACTTTATAGGAGAAATACTATGGAAGAATTTGAATATTGTAACGGTGACACGTACGAAGAAAACTTTAATAGATGGTACGTTATGAACTGTAAGGAGAGGAAAGACCATAACGAGGAAATATATTCTAAACAAGAAGGTCTTGAAGTTTTTAAGAAAATGCATCGTGGTTCGTTAGCTCATACTATACGGATCAATGCTAAAGGTTTACTAGAGGATGTCCTCGTTAAAGAATAAGTTTTTAGTGGGGTGGGAGCCTCCTATGAGCCACGGTATCTCCAGGTGGCGCAATCTAGATAAAATGTGTGTGACGCTGTGGATCCCACTCCTGGGGGATTTGAAAGTTTACCCCACATTCATAAAAGACTCAGCTAATTTTATCACTGGAGATTTTCCTCATGGGTAGAAGTTGTGTATATTGTGGAGATGAGCTTCCTCTAAATAGAAAGACAAACCAGTACTGCTCAGATTATTGTCATAAACAAGATCAATACGCTAAAAACAGAGACCCACACAGCGTTGGTGCTACAGGTTGGCGGGAAGGCTTACTCAAAAGAGACGGCTTACCTATGATGTCTGTAGAACAACACATACTTCAGTTAGCAGAAGAACACGAAGAAGATAAATTTATAGTTGAAGACCCTTTTGAACTTGCTCTAATCATAGCTGAAGAATTACCCACAGCTCGTTATTCAAATGGAAGCGTTTATCAAAGTGAAGGTTTTAGTCATGGGTTTCCGTATAGATATCGTTTACCTTCTACTGAACAACCGCAAGAATCCTAACCATTGAAATAATTCTAAGGTAAGCTAAAAGCCGTTTAATATATAAAGGAGAAAATATGCCGAATCATTGTTATAATGCACTCACTGTCACATCACCTGACCGTGGCGACTTAGCTAAAATCAAAGAACACCTAAAAGGTGCGGAAACTGATTTTGATTTCAATAAACTTGTCCCCATGCCTCCAGAGGTACAGGACTTCAACGTCTTACATGCTGAAGGTAAAGAATACTATTATTCTCAAAAAGCGTGGGAGGAAAGTAAACAAGACTCTATTATGCCCACTATTGAGTGGATAAAGGAGAACCATGTTGATGACTTCACCGTCCGTAGATTTAAAGCTGAGTACGGTAGTGCGTGGTGGTACGATTGGTCTATTAACCACTGGGGCACTAAATGGAACGCTTACGACGTAGAGGTTGGGTTAAACAATAATACGTTGGTTTATCAATTTACTACTGCTTGGGCAGAGCCGAGACCTGTTATTAGTGCGCTGATGCAGTATTTAGCTCAGCCTGGATTTGACCAAGACTTAGAGATGCGCTGGAGCTTCAAAGAAGAGCTAGAGCATTTTCAAGGTGTTATAACTTTAGATGATGAAGTTTAAAGTTATCAGCTTTGACAACATACAAGAAGCTAAAACGTTCTTAGATGTATACTTCCCTCACCGAGAAAAAGAAGGTGAGGGATTGTACTTAATTGATGGTAATCAGGCTATCGTTGTGAGTGGTAAAAATGTACTTTTTATTTACCAATCGTCCTAGTGATGGGTTTAGTTCTAAGTAAACTAGATAGGGTAAATTAATTATAGGAGAAAATATGTCAACAAGAAGTAATATCATAATACAAAACGAAGACGGTTTAGTTCACTCAATTTATTGTCATTACGATGGCTATATAGAACATAACGGTAAAATTCTTTTAGAAAACTACACCTCTCGTGATGAGGTTGTACGTTTAATAAGTCTAGGGGATATCAAGTCTCTCAAGCCTACCGTTGAGGAGATGACTGAGAGTGAGGATTACCAAATATATGATGATCCGTTTAAGACTCATAAAAGTCTTCGTGCTTATATGGATCAAGTCGATACGCTGTTTATAGAGTTTATTTATATGTGGCACGTGCGTAAACAAAAGTGGCTGGTTAGTGAGAGTAAGTCTGTAGACGTAGCTGATGGTTTTCACCACACTATGTTTTATCACTCACGTTTTACTGATTTACAGGTAACTGAAAAAGACGTTTGTGAGTGCGGTGAGTTAGTTGAAGACTGCCCAGATGCCTATGCACACATCACCTCAGGAGCTTAGTATGAAAAAGCATACATTCAGTGAAGCTGTAGATTTATTCTACTCCCGTGTGCCCGAGGACTACACCAAGATACCCATCGAGGAGCACTCTGATTTACGCATGGGTGGTTGGATAATTCGTGACGCTAACAATATGGTTATAGGTTGGGTGGGTCGTCGTGGTGACGTCACCGTATATAACTATGAAGATCGCCCTCTTAAAAACTATTTAGAATAACCTGATCATGTATTTACTTTACTTTACTTCTAACTATAATAGAGTGTATAAGTTAGTAATTACGCTGACTTTAAGAAAGGAGAAACGGCAATGCCTAAATCTACTACTGCCAAAAAAGCTAGTCCTAAGGCGACTGCACCTAAGTCTAAATCAGCTAAACGTCCTTTAGCAGATATAGCAGCCAGCACTACCAAAAAGGTAAACGCTGGTGGTCTTGACCTCAAAGCTGTCCTTAAAAATAATAAGGATAAAGTGGCGAGAGTTCCCCATAACGCTGAGAGGCACTTATCCCTAGATGGTAAAACAGTTGAGGAAGCACTAGCTACCCGACTGGTTGATGCTCGTGATATCAAGTATGATATCAGCAAGGGGTTTATGCTGATTGCTTAACTATTATGCCCAGTGGCTTATGGTCGCTGGGCTATTTAGGAGAAAATTATGGAGAACTATTTTAATACACTAGACAACGTTCTATACACTTATGCCCATAAACCAGTGCGTAGTATACGCAAGAAAATGCGTGAAGCCTTAAAGGATAGACATGATGTGGTTGGAGGCTGGCGGTATCTTGTGGATATTTGGAAAAAAGACAGGATACACGGTTATGACTTCAATAGCTCAACACCCAAGCCTGTGGTACATCCCGATACGTTTAGGAGGATATAGTGAAAAAGGTGTTTGAGGAAGAATTTGAAGAAAAGATATTTGAGAAGGAATTAGAAAAGGAAATGAAGTGGGTTGGTATAGCCCTTATTGTTTTAATTCTATCTTTCATATTCTTACTATCTTTTTCAATCTTGGTTGTAGTTTATACAGTCTTAGCTGATATTGAGATTTTAAAATTTATAAATAAATAGGAGAAATAAATGGGTAGACCAAAAAAGAAAATACGGAAAAGAGAACGAGTGTTTAACAAGATTAGCAACGCCATAGACTATCTACAGGACAGTTGGATGAATGTACTTAAAGTAGTGTTTACTGTAGGGCTTGTTTTGTTTGCTCTATACCTTGCTCTTGTGTGGATGCCGACAGTTGAAAGAATAGTCTTTGAGGTTAGATATTTATGATGGACTTTTTAATAACGTTGATTTATGTTCCATGGTACGTGTTTCAGGCTCTCGTTATTATTGGTGGTTGGTACGTGCTGGGTATGTTTACTGGTAAGGTTATTAGTGATTTATTTGATCGCCTATAGTGATCGCTAGGCTCATAGCTATACTTATATAGTAAGTTTAATAAATATAGGAATACATTATGTCTAAATATACTGCTCTCCACGATTATGTGGAGTATGTAAAACCAGCGGTGAGTACAATCCGTCATCATTACAACGAGTTTGCTCACCTAAGTTACGCACTTATCAATGCCGAAGATATCTTTGTGCAAGATAAAGCTGAACGTCTACTAGGTTTGCGTCAGGGTGCGCATGAACTTTCGTCTGTTTCTGTTGAAGAGAATCCAAGTGGTGCTGGGTATATACCCCTAATCTATGCTCGTTATGGTGAGGAAACTGGTGCGTGTGTCGCTTTACAAATCACCCCTCTGCAGTTTGCTTTACTCAGTAAGGAAGTAAAAACTGCCATGTTTGGTAAAAATCCTCGTCATACTTTTAAGGAACCTGTGTACGTAATTATGGAGCATCGATATTTTGCAACTGTAAGTGGTTTTAGGTGTCACCGAACTACTAATTTGCTTCATACCCCTCTTGATTATATAACTGAAAAGTTTGGTCTAAGTTATCTCGACAGCGAGAAGGATCTTTACGTGTTTGATTTATGCTTTGAGGCTGCCCTTGAAAGTGACCAAGTTTGAATATATCCTGAACGCTCTAGCGTGGCTCGTGGTATTACTACCGTTCTGGGTCACGCTATTTCTATATTACCTCTCACCAATTTTATAATTCTTTTTTCGTAAAATATCTCTGATTTGCTAATAAGGTAATAGGGTGTTCCTTGTATACCTCTTAGTAGATCGCTTTTATTGGGTTATTGGCTATGCTATTAGCGACCTATTGGCTGGAAGGAGGTAATAGGTACGTGGACTGTGGTTCGTGGTAATATGCTGGTAACAGTGTTGAAGGTAACATAAAGCATGTGAAACAGAATACGAACGAGAGTTACAGTAATTCAGGACACTATATA